CAACGCATACGCTCTTACTCCTCTAGCAAGTTTTTCAAGTGTTTAAGCTTACGGGAGTATATCTTGGCGCTGTTGATGCGCCTCTGCCCGTACTGCTCTTTCTCTAGTTCGCGGGCAACAGCAGAGCGGCGTAGCTGACGCTGTATACGCTCTATCTGCTTCTCCCTGTATGTATCGTTGTTGCCCATGTCGCGCCTACCCTCTCTAGCTCCTGTCTCTGTGTCTGAAGCTGGTGCATACCATAGTAACCAAGGCACAGACAAAGATCACAAAGGTTGTGCATATCATGCCAAAATAGGGCAGCGTTAGGTATTGCGGTTGTACCACTATATACGCTATGGACAAAGTTGTCCAAGTGGAGAACAGAACGGTAAGTATAGCTGATGTTCGCATAGCTTAATCATCCCCTTTATCTTTGCGCTGCATCGCCTCTTCTATTTCTGCGCGGAAGGTTTCGGCCACATCGTTCTCGACTAGCCACTTGGCAAAGTCTCGCCTTAGCAGAGGCTGTTCGGCAAAACCGTGCTTCTTTAACACTTTATCTACAGTCATACTACCACCTACAATATTGCTACATACTTGCTACAATAGGGATAAGCATACTTGTTTATATAAGTATTACCTATTGTATACAATATTGATTATAACACGAGTTGTTATAGAACGCAACAATTAATGCGCCCTAGTGCGGTCTTTTTAGAGCAGCTTGTTTATATATAGCTGTTTCTGGGTTGTCTGCATCGTTGTCCGGTAGTTCTCGCAATAGGTAGGCTTTGTAAGTCTCTATTGCTTCGCCTATGAAGTGTTTAGGCGGCAAGTTATTGAGTATGCCTAGTTCTGCAAAGAAAACATAGGTTTCCGTTGGTATGTCTAGAGTGATTCTCTGTGTTTCTTTAGTTTGCATAGTTTGTGTCTTTCTCTATTAGTGGGAGTCGTAAGCTTATTATACTACAAAATAAAAAGCTTTACTAGCGTGTTTATTTTTGGTAGTCTCTGGTTGCTAACCCATTATAGGAGTAATATAGCATGTTTGAAGTATTTCATCGTACTTGGTGGGCTATCAACTGGGAACGTACCAAAGATGGCGAGTTGAAATGGGCGGATGGCTTAGAACCTAGCGTAGGAGAGGAAACTGTTATCAAGCGTAACGTGCCAACTATAGAAGAGGCGCGTTCAATATGCAAAGCTTGGAACGATTCGCACGAGGCGGGCCGCTTGTCGCGTAAAGCGGAATTTTGGGAGCAATAGGTTATGATATTATGGCAAGGCACGAGCAAAATTGACGGCGTTAGTCCTATCGTGTTGGTAGGTATACTAAAAAGCAGCAACAAGAAGACCGGCAATATGGTGCAAACGTATATTATTAGGCGCGATATTGACCCTCTAGAGGCGAGTAAAACTGGTAAGGATTACGCCATTTGTGGCGATTGTAAGCATAGAGGCGACGCTACTAGCGATTCCGATAGAAAGACGGCCGCGAATCGTACCTGCTACGTCGCATTATTCCAAGGCCCACGCCATGTCTATAGATCGTACAAAGCGGGCAAGTATAAGACTGTCCGTTTTGCCGATCTTAGCGCAATAGGTGAGGGTCGCAAAATACGCATAGGAACATATGGCGACCCAGCGGCTATCCCGCCTCGTGTTTGGTTGCGTTTGCTTAGCCTGAGCGTAGGCACCACAGGCTATACACATCAATGGGACACTAGCGACTTGTCCACAGCTACTCAGTATTGCATGGCAAGTGTGGACAGTATTAAGGAAGCGGCGAAAGCTTGGAACAGTGACTACCGTACTTTCAGAGTGTTGCCCGTGGGTGATTACAAAGCGGGCCGCAACCTACCTATTAAGGGTCAAGAAGTATATTGCCCTGCTACGCCTGAAGGTGGCGACAAGTCTAGTTGTGTCGAATGTTTGCTATGTTTCGGCGCAGGTGGTGCAAAGCGTGGCAATGTGAAAAGCGTTGTCGCCGTTGCTCATGGCCCTGCCCGCTATCAAATTGTGTAGTGGGTTGCAACTATTCCAAAATTGTGCAATACTCTGCTTTGTTGATTGATTAACCCATTTAAGGAAACAAGCGAATGAACAAAACTACTCAGAATGCTACCGTCCGTGCTCTTTTAGAGTCTGGAGGGTCTCTTACTTCAATCACTGCCCAGCATTATGGCATCATGCGCCTAGCGGCCCGTGTTCATGAAGTAAACGAGTCAATAGGCTGGCCGCAGATTGTCGGCGTGTTCGTTAATGAGGGCGGCAAGCGGGTCAAGCAGTATCGCTCTGTCATAATCCGTAACAGTAGTGAGGCAAAAGCGGCCTAGTTCTACTCACCAGTTAATGGGACGGCATCGGGGTCTTAATTGACCCCGTTGTTGTATCTGTTATAGGGCTTGACCATGTTGTTTTAATGATGCTAGGCTAGGCCCAACATTAACCCATTAACTAGGAGCAAACACGATGGACAAACGAATCACGGACAAAGTAGAAAACGCTTGCGCTGCTTATTGGTACAAAGACCAGCCCAATATTAAGGGCGTTAGTCTAAGTGAGTGTCTAGCTATGATAGACACAATGTATGGTAGCGAGTATGTGACGCACGCAAGGCGCTATGTCATTACTGAGCTATGCGACCGGGAGGAATCATTGGTCTAGACTACCACCACCACATCACCACGTTAGGGGTCGCTCACAATCAGGGCGGCCCTATTCTTTTGCGTCAATGGTTTATCTCGCTCAATAGCTATCCTACGCACACCCACACACACCCTTCAGAATATTCCTACAAGGCTGTTACAAGGCTGTTACAAGGCTGTTACAGTGTTGCCCTAGGCAATCATACCAGAAAACGCTACATGCTCTGTGCGACGCTCTCAGGTGCCTTAGCGTGGATTGACACAATGTTGCCACAATGTTGACCACGATTGAAACAGTGTTGCTCCCCTGCCCTCCCCTCGCGTGTGAGAAGCAAAAAAGAAGCCATGACCCCCCCAAGGGTATGGTTGTATTAATAGTCCTACTCGTTCACTTTTGGTAAAGATTGAAAAACCTTGACAAACCTGTACTTTTAATGTACAATGCTTATACAGTAGAAGTGGGGTTGCATGGAATATCTGGAATTAAATGGTAAAAAGTACCCTCAAGTTACACTGCACTGGATGGATATAGCAGGTGACTCTACTACAGTGGGTAGTGAAGACTTCGAGGAGATGGAGTGCGCCCATATAGTCACCCTAGGATACCTTTACGATACCTTTATCAAGGATGGGGAAACGTATGTTAGAACTTTCTCGTCCTACGAAATAGCTTCTACACCCTCCTTTGGAGATCGCAACGTCTTCCCGCTTAACGTCTTCTCCAAGGAAAGTAGGCAAATCATAACGGAAGCAAGGAGAGAAACACACGATGTCTCTTAGAACTCTAGTTTGTCTCGTATTCGTAGCAACGCTGATACCCCTATCTTCAGGCATAATCAACGCCGCCATAGGGTATTAGCGATGAAAGGAAGATACCCGTCACCTACGGTTCCTAAGCCCTTCCCCGGCCCCTTAACGGATAAGGAAGCAGCGTATGTGATGAACTTGGTAGATCGTAAGATGGAGCCTCTGGAAGCATACCTAGAAGCTGGTTATACTGATACAAAGAACAACCAGCACCTCTCCAAAAGGTTACAGCGCCACCTGTGGCTCCACATAGAAGATCGTATCAAGCAACGTGTCGGTGAAACGGCCACGCTGGCTCTCAACGTGCTGGAAGACCTTATGCGGTCCGGTGAGAGCGAGAATGTCAGGCTCAATGCTGCCAGAGACATATTGTCCAGAGCAGGGTATGACGCGACACAGCGTAGCGAAACCACCATTAAGGAAGTAGCTGATCTTACCGACGAGGAGTTGGACACTCAGATACGGCAACTATCTCGTGATAATGTGGTAGTACTCAAGAGAGAGGAACCTCCAGAAAATTGAGTAAAACACAAGTTCTAAAGCTACTGCGCGAGAAACAGCACAGGCTGGAAACTACTAGGTTAGCTCAATATAAGCCCTACAAGTACCAGAGCAAGTTTCACGCAGAAGGTAAGGAATGTAGGCAGAGAATACTCATGGCTGCTAACAGGGTTGGAAAAACCTACTGTGGGGCAACTGAGACTGCCTACCACCTTACAGGAAACTACCCTGAGTGGTGGGAGGGGCGCAGGTTTAGCAAGGGTGTTAGAGTGTGGGTAGCAGGTGAGAGCAACGATACCACACGCGACATCATCCAGAAGGAGCTATTTGGAGTACCTCAAGACCCTCAGAAGCATGGTACAGGGGCAGTACCGTTAAAGAGTATAGTTGAAACCATGAGGAAACCTGGCGTACCTAACGCCTATAGTGCAGTACTGGTACGTCATAAAAGTGGTAAGAATAGCCACATAAGCTTTAAAGCCTACGAGCAGGGCTTTGAGAAGTTTATGGGTGAGGCGGTAGATGTCATCTGGCTAGACGAGGAACCGAAGCAGGAGATTTTCTCGCAGTGTATAACAAGAACGGCAGATACGGCTGGTGTAGTATATATGACGTTCACCCCAGAGAAAGGGATGACCAACGTAGTTAGCGCATTTATGAACGACCTGAAGCCGGGACAATCTATAACTACAGCAACATGGGACGATGTGGAACACTTGGATGAAAAGACAAAGACTCAGCTTCTTTCTGTCTATTCTCCAGCAGAGCGGGAAATGCGATCTAAGGGTATACCCGTATTTGGCTCAGGTTTGGTCTTTCCTGTCCCAGAAGATGATATCATTTGCGACGATTTTGACATACCTCGTCATTATCCTTGCATTGCTGCTATTGATTTCGGCTTTGACCATCCCACAGCGATATCTTGGGTCGCTATGGACCCAGATGACGATATAATATACGTCTACGACGAGTATAGAAGGAGCAAGGAAACACCGCTAACTCACGCTGCGGTCATTAACGCCAGAACACCTAGCCTACCTGTAGCCTTCCCTCACGACGGGTTACAGCACGATAAGGGGAGCGGAGTGCAACTGGCGCAGCAGTATAGAGACTTGGGAGTGTATATGCTGCCAGAACACTTCAGTAACCCTCCTGCTGAGGGTATGCTTAAAGGTAACAACTCTGTAGAAGCAGGTATTAGCGAAATGCTCCAGAGATTTGAAACGGGTAGGTTGAAGGTATTTAGAAGCTGCGTAGAGACTATGGAAGAGATGAGGCTCTACCACAGGAAAAACGGTAAGGTAGTGCCGATAAAGGATGACTTGTTAAGCGCAATGCGCTACGCTTCTCTAAGTGTGGGACGGTTTGGAGAGCGTCAGAAGTCAAAGGCCATGTTCCGCAAGTACAGCTTTGAATCTGAGATAGAGTACAACAACGCAGGAGTGGTTTGATGGGTAAGCGTAAAGGTAAAGGTAAAGGTAAGGGTGGTGGTTACTAATGACACGTTGGGACAGTGATCGCACCTTAGACCGTATGACAGATATCCTACACCCGGAGCGTAAGAAGAAGCAGGAAAGCCCCTTTGGAGCAATAATGCAAGCTATAGTACCTGATTCTCCTAGAAAGAAGAAAAAGAAAAATGCCAGTAAGAAGAGTAAGCGGGGGGTACAAGTGCGGAAGCAAGGGAAAGGTATACAAGCGTAAATCTGACGCTGAGAGGCAGTGCAGAGCAATTTACGCCAGCAAGGGTAATAACAAAACAAAACGTCGCAGGTATACTTAATATGGCACAGCTACCAGATCAGGAAATCTTATCAATACTTCAGTCAGAAGTTACGGACAGTGCTGGATATCTTGATTCAGAGATTAGCTCACAGCGCGAAAAAGCTATAGAGTACTTCTACGGAGAACCTTTTGGTAACGAGGAAGACGGTCGCTCCCAAGTAGTAATCACCGATGTTCAAGACACGCTCATGTGGATGATGCCTAGCTTAATGCGTATCTTCACAGCGGGAGACAAGCTTGTAAAATTCCTACCAGTGAGTGCAGAAGATGAGGCTGTAGCAGACCAAGCTACCAAGTATGTAAACCATGTGTTCTATAAACAGAACAACGGGTTTTCAATACTGTACAACTTTTTCCTCGACGCTTTGCTCCTGAAAGTAGGAGTTGTCAAACACTACTGGGAAGAGACTGAAGATACTACTACCGAAGAATACGAGAACTTAACGCAAGGCGAGTTCGACCTGCTGACAAACGATAAAGAACTTGACTTGCAGCAGCATACAGAGACTACTCGAACAGAGCAGACTAACGACCCCATGACGGGAGAGGTTATAAACGTAGAGATACCTAACCATGATGCCGTGTTTGTTCGCACTAAAATAGGTGGTAAGGTAACAGTGGAGAACGTACCACCCGAAGAGTTCTTGATAAACAAAGGTGCGAAAACTGTCGAGGACGCTAGATTTATATGTCACCGCTCTCGTAAATCACGCTCTGATCTTATCAATATGGGCTTTGACGCAAAGGATGTGGAAGACC